AGACGGGGCTGCTGGCCGGCAAGTGGTGAACGACTATTTGAAGCCTGATCCCCAGACGCACCGGCCCCGGTGCACCGTCGATCCGCGCTGTCTCCGCACCATCTTTCAGATGAAGCGCTACTGTTTCGATGACCATAAACTGACGAAGGAAAAGGACCAGAAACAAACCACGAAACAGAAAAACGACGACATGCCCACGCTGCTCAAGTACCTCGCCAACCGGAGCCCCGATTTCCGCAGCCTGCGCGCGGTCGGCACCGTGTGGAAACGGGACACGGGGAGGTATCTCCCATCCTCGCGAAAATAATTTGTAAATAGTGCTTGCAATCCAGAACTCGTCATGCTATCGGATGTTACCAAACGGTAACAGTTACCAAAAGGTAACACCGAAAGGGCCGATGGACGACGCCGATGTGATGCCGATCCCGCCTGCGATGACGGATGCGCCCGTTCCTGCTGCCGTGGACGCCGACACGCCACCACGCCTCTCCCGACGCCGCACCTTCACCTTCGTGCCAGCGAAGATTGTTGACTTAGTTGTCAACGATTATCAACAAGACTTGGACGATCGCCAAGAGTGGAGCGAGGCGCGGCTGCAGCGCTATGCCAAATATCGCGGATGGCTGGAACACAAGACGGAACCCTGGGACGGCGCGAGCAATGCCCATGTCCCCTTGATGATGACCGATTGTCAGAAGACCGTCGATACGCTCGTCAATGCGGTCCTGGCGCAACGGCCCGTCATGGGGGCCACGGCGGTCAATCCCGCCGATCAACAGAAAGCGGAAACGGTCGACGATCTGCTCGATTATCAATTTTTCCTGGAACAACCCGGCGAAGAGCGAGTCCAGGAATGGGCGGAACATTTTGTGACCGACGGCACCACGATCGCCTTCATTCCCTATATTAAAGAAGACCGCATCATTTCCGATGTCCGCACCTATCCCGCCTTGAATCCGTCGCTCCCCGCCGAAGCGCAACTGGTCGAAATTCTGGCCCAGGCCTTCCCGCAGTCCTTTGCGCGCAAGACCGGCGCTGATCTCTGGGGCTGGTCGGTGCGCTGGACCGACGAGTCGCACCAGGACCAGGACGCCTCCATTGAGTTTTATACCGACGAAGATGCGCGCCTCGTCATGGTGGCTGAACGGGAGATGCGCCTCTATGATGGCCCCTGCTTCATCCCGAAAGCCCTCGAAGATATTGTCGTCCCCGCACGCTCCACGAATTGTCAGATGCCAGGGCCGTCCAATCCGGGCGGCGCCGATCACGTCACCATGGCGGATTATCCCGCCTGGGACGAAATCAAGCGCCTGCACCAACAGGGGTACTACGATCAACTGTCTGATGCGGATCTGGAGGCGCTGGACGAGGATCCCACGAAAAGCAGCGCGGTCGGCGAAGACGGATCTGATCCTGGCGAGCATAAAGTCCAGCGGGACGCGCTTGCCGGTCAAGCCTATGGCCATGCGGACGCCACGAACAAAACGCTGACGCGGCTGACCTACTTCGGACGCTACGATGTGAACGATGACGGACTGGATGAAGATGTCATTTTCACGGTCCTGAAAGAACGGAAGAAGCTCCTCAAAGTCTCCCTCCTCAATGAACGGTTCCCGGCGATGCCCCCGCGTCGCCCCTTTGCGGAAGCGCGGTTCATTCCCGTCCCCGGTCAATTCTACGCGATCGGCATGCTGGAACTGGTCGAACATCTCCATGATGTGATCAAGGCCATTCTCGATCAGACGCTCGATAAAAACACGCTCGTGAATATGCCGTGGTTTCTGTATCGCGCGGCCTCCGGGATGCGGCCGGAAGTCATTAAGTGCGCCCCTGGCGAAGGCTATCCGGTGAGCAATCCCGGTCAGGACATGGTCTTCCCGCAGATCCCGAATGCCGATCAATCCGTGTCGCTGAATCTCCTGGCCCTCTTACAGCAATGGGCGGATAAGCAAACCGTGATCGGGGATCTCCAGCTCGGACGGGTCCCGCAAGGCAAGGCCAGCGCGCTCCGCACGGTCGGCGGCATGATGAGCGTGTTGCAACAGGGCGATGCGCGACCGGAGCGCTTATTACGTCGGTTCTTCGCCGGACTCGCGCAGGCTTATCAACAGTTCCATGAATTGAATCAAGCCTTTCTCCCGCCGAAGAAACAATATCGCATTGCCTCGATGACGCATCCAGGCTCGAATCCCTACCGCACGTTGGACGATCCCTCGAAGATTCGTGGTCGGTTTCAATTCGATTTCAAAGCCAACAGCCTCAATACGAGCAAGGCCAGTCAGGCGCAGATCCTCCAAACGCTCGGGCCGATCCTGTTCAATGGCATGACGTTCCAAATGGGGACGGCGAATAAAGAGACGTTCTATACCTGGGAAAAGAAACTGGTCACCGCGTTGGGACAAGATCCGAATGAGCTCGTGCTGGCGCCCTCCGAAGACAGCAAGAAGCCGAAGCTCACCGCCGATCAGGTGGTCTGGACGATCTATCAAGGCCAGATGCCCCAGGGCCTCCCGCAAGAGGGGGCGCAAGCCCAACTCCAAATATTCCAGGATTTTCTCATGACGCCGGAATCCAAGCAGCTCGATCAGGGCTGTCGCGTCCTGCTGAAGCAATGGATGACCACACTCCAACGGATTCTGGCTGAGCAACAGCAAATGGCGCAGCACGCCCAACAGTTCGCGCTGATGCAGAGCGGCGGTGGGGGCGGCGCCGGCGGACAGCAGAGTCAGGGCGACGGCAGCGGCGCGACTGCGCAACCGCAAGGCCCAGGCCAATTAACCGACGAGAGTTTACCGACAGCGGGCGGGGGCGCGAACACCGGCATGGGCGGGATGTGATGGAAAAAGAGGCAACGATCTGGTGTCCCCAATGCAAAGCCCTGTATGGCGAACTGTTCCGTGTGCCGGTCAATGACACCGTGTGGACGCATGTAACGAAGCCCGAGACCGTGCCGCCCTATTGCTCGGTCTGTGAGATTCCGACGGAGAGAAAACGTTGATGCCGCCCACCATGAAAGACTTCCAGGCGTTTCAGCGGAAGTCCTCACAGGAGGACCGGACCATCAACCTGGAGCTCTTGAAAGTGGCCGCAGTCAAGGCCACGGATCTGACAGGCCATCCAGGTTGGGACCGGTTGCTGGAACAACTGCAAGCCATGTTGAACGACGCGGAACGCGAAGTCGGGCACTGGACGGATGTCTGTGTCACCACCTATCGCGATGAAGACAGCCGGCAGGCGCAATGCCAGGTCGCGGCGGCGAAGGCGCAAGTGGCGCTCCTCCGCAGGATCATGGGCTTGCCTCACGACATTATGCGGGAATGGGAAGACACCGCGATTCGCGCTTCGGCGCGAGGGATCAGGCTCCCACAAGTGCCTGCGGCGACTACGCCATAAGTAGGAGGACGGGACCATGAGTATTCTCGAAGGACAGGAGCTGGACGATGTACAACAGTCATCTTCCGATTCAAGCCCCGCAGAAACGACCGATGCAGGGGCTGCTACGGGTGGGCAGACCGATGCAACCGACCACACGGATGAACAGTCCGGTGGTCAAGATGAAACGGAACATGCGGAGGGCCAACCGAACGCTCTTGAACCCGGCGGCGAGCGGTTCAAGCAAGTCTGGGCTCGGGCCAAAGCGGCTGAAGCCAAAGCCACCCAAGTAGAAGCGGAAGCGCGCCAGGAGCGCGAAGCCCGGATTCGGTTGGAGGAACGGCTCGCGGCTCAAGAAGCCGAGAAGACGAAATCCCAGCCGAAATATACCTGGGAGCAACTGCAGGCCGCCGTCGATGCCCAGCAGATCACCATGGGCAAGGCCTTAGAGATCCGCGATCAGCAATTGCTAGAGGGCTGGCGGAAGGAGCAGCAGGCACACAGCGAGACCCTACGGCAGGTCACGAGTGTCGCGACGGAGATGAACGAGTACAAGTCACTGGTCCCCAATGTGATCGTCCCAGGCAGCGAGGAGCGCACCAAAGTGGAGCGCGAATATGCCTATCTGGTCGATCGTCTTGGACGGCCTGCCACCAAGGAGCAAGGGCTCTCGATGGAACTCACGGCGGTCCGATCCGCGTTGGGATCCTTGGAGACCTTGAAAGCCAAACAGGCCATGACCACAAAACCGCTTCCGCGAGAATCACACAAGGAAACGTCCAGCGCGCAGAAGAAGGCCGACACCACGAAGGATTTCAAAAGCACGCTGTCCGGTCGTGAAGTGCAGCACTACGAGCGGCTCATGCGCAATGGCCGCTACCCCGGCGGCTGGGGCGATGTGCAGAAGGAATTCGAGGAGTACGACACCTTTAAGAAGACAGGCGTTCGATGAATCTGTTGATCAAGCACGATTGGACGGCGGCGGAGCTCCTCAAGGAGTCCGAAGCCGGCGGGAAGAAGCGCAATCGGGTGGCCGGCGGATGGATTGCCGATCTGGCCGCCCAGAAGAAGGTGATTACGCTCTGTCCTCTCTGTACCGGCAAATTCAATCCGGCTCGGGTCCAGTACCGAAAGGAAAAAGAGTTTCCCGTCTGTCAGGCGACCTGCGATGGCTGCAGCACGTTCGATATCCGATGCAGCTTGTATATCTACGATGAGCTGTATCGGCAGGTGCGCAGTACGGCCGATGAGCGGCGGGAATTGAATCGACACCGAGCAGCCCGCATCAAACGCGGGTTTCTCTAACAGGTCACACCCCTGGACCGCGAAAGCAGGGTTGAAAGGACACCACCATGCAATACCTTGGCAATCTCAGTGCCTCGACTCCGATTATTAAGAAGTATAAGGCGAGCGCCGCGCAATTGATTGGGACGGTGGTGATCAAGTCTGCCGCCAATGCGAGCGGACAGATCTCGACCAGCACCACGACCTCGATTGCGAATGCCCTGGGCCATGTACTAGACAACGGCATGGGCAATGCGGCCTCCGGGCCGATTAGCTATAGCACCACGCAGGGCGCGGATGAAGCGATCTTCGGCGTGATCGTGAATCCCGATCAAATCCTCAGGGCGCAGATGGTAACTGGGGCCACCGGCACGGCGATTACCGCCGATGCCATCGTGACGGCCTCGTCGAACGGCTTAACATTCGTGGGGGGCACCTCCGTCGCGTCACCCGATATGGACGAAGGCATCGTCTGGTACACCAGCGGTGCCAATGTCGGGAAGAGTCGGAAGATCACGAGCACCGGGGCGACCGTCACCGGCACGGTGATTGTGCCCTTTGCCGCCAATGCGGTGGGCGATACCTTCCAGTATGCCGGGGTCAACATCGGGTTGCAGGGGGTGACCTTGACGACCGATCTCACGAAGGTGCGCACCGACATTGCGATTGCGACCGGCGCGACCTTCTCTATTCTCGATCTCGAATTGTTCGGGACGGGCGATTCCTATGTGCATCTGCTCTTAGGCGGGAACGCCTGGTTGCAAGTGCAATCCTAATCTGATGACGAAGGAGATTGACACATGACACCGATGAATACCGGCGGGTTTGGCGATCTCATTGATAAGCGAGTCACCAAACTCTTCAGCGACAAGTACAAGCAACTCCCTGACAGGATTGCTGATTTCTACGGAATGGAAACCTCCAGCGATTCGTTCGAACGCTGGTCGGAAGTCGGCGCCATTGGCGACTTCACCGAGTTCGGCGGCACCGTCTCCTATCAGAGCCAGAATCAGGGCTATGACGTGACGGCGACGCATAAGGAGTTCGTCAACGGCTTTCAGATCACCCGCGATCTGTACGATGATGACCGGCACGGCATCTGGGAGCGGAAGCCGACCGCGCTGGCGCAAGCCTACGTGCGCACCCGGCAGAAGCACGGCGCGCGTCCGTTCAACAATGCGTTCAATGTCGATTCCTATTTCTACAGTCACAGTGAAGGGGTCGCGCTCTGCAGTGACAATCACACCACGACCTCAGGGGCCTCGACGACGAGCGGGTTCGATAATCTCGTGACCTCCAGCCTGACGGCGACCGCCGTCGAAGCCGCACGGATTCAGTTCCGTGGATTTCGAGGCGATCAAGCCGAACGCATCACCACCATGCCGGATCGGTTATTGATTCCGGTCGCGCTCTATGGGCGCGCGTTTGAAATCGTCGAATCGTCCGGCAAACCGAGCACGGCCAACAACGATGCGAACGTGCACAAGGATGCGTATGCGGTGGTCGATTGGGAATATCTGACCGACACCAATGACTGGTACATGATCGATACCGATGCCATGAAGGATTACTTGGTGTGGTTCGACCGCATCAAGTTGGAATTCGGGATGGCGGAGGAATTGGACACGCTCGTCGCCAAGTGGCGGGCCTATTGCCGCTATTCGAATATGTATCGCGATTGGCGGTTCATTCTCGGGGCCTCCGTGAGCTAATCGTGCGCAACTGAGGAGTCGCAACCATGAAGAAGAAACAGAGCAAGAAGAAGGGCTACTAGATGAAGCCTAAATTGGGAAGCGGGAAGCGATTCGCGCAACTCAAGTCGACGTTGGCGGCGAAGGGGGCCAGCGATCCTGGCGCCCTCGCTGCCTCTATCGGCAGAAAGAAATTAGGGAAGGCCAAATTCCAGGCGCTCAGCATCCATGGGCGCGCCGTCAAGGGAGGACATATCCATCATGGCTAATCGGTACTTCACCGACAATCCGCAACGGAAGATCACGAGTCCCACGGCGAAGGGCTTGGCGCCGCCTGGGACCACACCCTCGATCGACTTTAAGGAGGGACCTTTTCCAGGTTGTCCTGGCCCGTCGCAACCGAGGAACCGCTCATTGGGCGTGAAGAAAGTGAAAACGTATAACCGAACCGACGGACTCTGAGCCAGCACGGGGCTGCGCGTGTGATGGTCGTTCACGGGAACGGAGTCAATCGTAGCACAAGGAGACGACGACGATGAGTTACTTAACGAAATACGGAACCATGTGGGCCATGTTGCCCATGACCGTGGGACAAGTCTGGTGGGTGGCGCCCTCCTCGGGTTATCTCGTCGATGGGCGGACCTATTCATCCAGCGATAACAACGATGGCCTGTCGCCAGAACGGGCGCTGGCCACGATTGCGCAAGCCGTGACGAATGCCACCGCGAACGCGGGTGATGTCATTGCGCTCTTACCTGGGACGCATGTGTCAGCGAACGCAGCGGTGAATAAGGCGGGGCTCACGTTTGTGGGGCTGCCGTTCTATCCGCAAATGGAAGTGAACGATCTGACGAGCGGCCTCTATGGCCCGAAGGTGATCATTACCGGCTCAGCCAGCAATTCCCTGACGGTCACCGCCGACTCCACCCATTTCTACAATATCAAGTTTCTGCCCATCACGCAGAAAACCTCTGTGTCGTTTTCAGCCGCCGCGACCAATCTCCGGTTCAACCGGTGTCTCATCGACAATACCGGCGTGGTCGGGCATGCCAATACCAAAGGCGTGATTGCGAGCGGCGCCGCAGCGGGCGTGATGTTCCAGGGCTGTGTATTCAAGGATTCCAGCGTCACGACCTCCTGTGGAGCGGCGGTTGATCTGGGGGCCTCGACCCATTTCTTTTTTGATAAGTGCATCGTCTATAAGGACGGCTCGATTGCTTCCGGCGTGGCCTGGACGACTGCGATCGTGATCGCTGATGGGTGCTCGGGTACATTCCGAGAACTGGATTATATCGGGACGGAAGTGTCGGTCGGGACCACGAAAGTTGTGACTGCAGGCGCTCTCACGGGCGCGGGGGTCGTCCACGCGCTTCGCTGTACCATGACCGTGAATACGGCCGGCCTGTTGTTCGATGATTTTGCTGCCGCCGATATGGACCTGTGCCTGAATTATGTCGCGACCGTCGCGGGTGGGACAGGGGGCACATTGATCACCGCCAGCACGTAACCCATGTAACAGACAGGGCGGCGCACGAATGCCGCCCTGTCTCGTATCGAAAGTTGATGATGTTGATCAGCACACTAGCCAAGGAGTGACTATGAAACCGCTCGATCGAGTGCTCCTCAAGCAGCCGCAGATTCAGGATCTCCAAGAAGAGAAGGAACAGATTGCGAGCACGCTGTCGCCATCCAATCCGTTCCGCAACAAGATCAGCAAACCGGCGCTGTTGTCAGCGCGGTCTCGGTCTATCGACAAGACCTTGGAATCCTACGCGCCGGAACCGTTGCCTGGCGACGAACAGGACAAGCTCGCGAAGCTGGAAGTGGAGCTGCGCACAGCCTGGTCGCATGGGATGCCCACAGAAGAAGAGATGCGAAAGAATCCCGCTGGCATGGTGGATCGGCATCGCAAATGGGAGAAGGCCAATAAGGGGATCATTCTCAAATGGAAGAATATCCGGCGGCAATTAGAGCCGGACTCCGACGATCCAGACCTCGCGAATATTGAACGCTATCGTCCGTCTGGTGTCATGGATCGCCTGGTGTCGGATGCGCAAATCAGCGGGGCTATCAATTATCGCTCGGTCCCGCAAGCCAAATGGGATCAGGCGTTTGAAGGCAAGCACCCGGAGAATACAGCCCTCGCGCAAGTCAAGAAACGAGAGATGACGGAGGCGCAGAAGCAACGCCTGCGGGACAATCTGGCGCGCGGGAGAGAAACGGCGAAACGCAAACGCCTGGCGGCCCAGACGCTCGCGAGCGAGGTGTCGCCATGAGCTTTCCCTGGCTGTTCGAGGAAAATTTCGAGTATGGCACGCGGGGCGATTGGGACAGTACGAGCGACACCGGCTCGCTCATCACCTACCCGCACTATACGACCCTCACGAAGGACAATCTGGCCATCCCTTTTCGTGGCGCCTATTGCATGAAGATCGATCTCTCCGGCGGCGACACGAATGATCATACCGTGACGGATGCGGCCATTCTTGCGGCCGATACCGCTTCGATTTCGGTTCGTTTCTATCTGTGGATCTCACCTGGCTTTACCGCCACGGCAGACGATGTGTTTAGCCTGTTCGAGTTTCAGCAAGCGGGCGGGACGGTCGAAGGCACACTCGGGATGCGGATGACCGCCGCCACGAACCTGCTGGAAGTTGGGATCGGCGATGGGACCGCGCCATCGAGTTATGTGACGTTCACGCGCGGGAAATGGACCGCCATCGAACTGACCTATCTAGTGTCGACCGCCGGGGCGGGCACCTTCACGCTCTATCTTGACGGGGCCTCGGTCATTGCGTTGACGAGTTTGACGAATGCCGCCGCTGTGGCGAAAGGCGTCCTCGGCACCCAAGACACGCTGTCGACGACGACCGGCGTGCTGCTGTTCGATCAGTTCGTGTGCGATGACGCGCGGATCTTTCCGATTTCGATCCGTTACCCACAAGGTCTGCTCATTACTAAAAGTGCGCATGTGTTTGTCGGATCTGGGTGGATCGAGAACATGTCGATGCTCTCAGGGCAAGGCACCGATTGCGTGGCGTCCTGCTTCGACACGGACAATGCCGGGGTCAACGATTCCTACAATGTGAAGCTGGAAGTGAAGAATCTGTCGGCTGGGGAGCCCGTCGATCCAGCCGGCGTGTCCGTGGTCTTCCAACGCGGGTGCTTCATCAAATTGGACGGCACGAACCCGCGCGTGCGCGTGAGCATTGGAGAAGCCCAAGGCTATTTCAGTTCAGGGCGCAT